ACTCTATTGGAATGGACGAATACTTTGACCGTCTTTTCCATCTTCATGAAACTACAACAAATTATCCACCTTATAACCTTATTCAGGTAAATAGTGTTGAGTCGCATTTGGAAATTGCACTCGCAGGATTTAAGAGGGAAGAAGTCAATGTATTCACAGAGTATGGAAAACTTTTTGTCGAAGGACAAAAAGCAGACACTGAAACGGATAGGACGTTTGTCCACAAGGGAGTGGCTAGCAGAAGTTTTAAACGAGCGTGGACTCTATCCGACGACACAGAAGTCAGGGAAGTTGTATTCGAAGACGGACTTTTACGGATCGTACTTGGGAAAATAGTTCCAGAGCATCATACCCGTAAGGACTATCTCTAAATAGAACTGAATATCGTCGGCGCAGGGAGGTAACTGGCAAATCCAGTTGACGCCTCCCATTTTTTTTGATATAATAGATAGGAGGATAATCGGTAAAATGTCAATTAAGTTAGCACTATTAAAATCTGGTGAGACAATTATTTCTGATGTTAAAGAATTGATTTCTGACGAAAAATCTTGTGGTTATCTGTTTATAGAACCACATATTATTGAAGTTCAAAAAACTTTTCTTTTAGTGGAAAGTAATGAGAATCCAAAGGGAGATCTAGAAGTGTCTTTAACTCCATGGATTTTTTTGAGTAGTGATAAACAAATTCCAGTTCCTTTAGATTGGGTTGTTACTCTTGTTGAACCGATTGAAAACATAAAAGAAATGTATGAGGAGAAAGTGAATGGACAAAGCAATCAAGTGTCTTTTACTGAAAGTTGATAACGTAATTATTACGGAAATTATTGAAGTTGGTTCTGAACTTGGAGAACCAGATTGTAAACTCATCAATCCTTATCGTATTGATGGGGAGGGAAATCTAACACTTTGGCCAGAAGTAACTGATCAACGAGAAATGATGATTCATTCTGATAGTATTTTAACTATTGTTGATCCAAAAGAAGAAATTATTGAAAAGTATCTTGAATTGACTACCTGATGAGATTTTACACAAACGTTCAAATGGTCGGGGATCACTTCTTGGTTCGCGGTTATGAAAATGGAAAACATTTCATGACCCGTGAGAAGTTTAACCCGACTCTTTTTGTCCCTTCTAATAAAACAACAAAATATCAAACTTTAACTGGAGATCATGTTGAAGCAATTCAACCTGGTTCTGTTCGTGACTGTAGAGAGTTTATTAAGAAGTATGAGAACGTAGAAAACTTTAAAATTTACGGAAACACTGGATACATTTACCAATACATTTCTGAAATGTATCCTGAAGAAGAACTAAAGTTTGATATCAGTAAGATCAAAGTTACGACTCTGGATATTGAGGTTGCTTCAGAAAATGGATTCCCAGATGTAGAATCTGCTGCCGAAGAAGTTCTTCTGATTACAATTCAAGATTATTCGTCTAAGCAAATTCATACTTGGGGTCTTGGTCCATTCGAGAACAAACAAAAAAATGTTATTTACAAGTCTTTTCAAACTGAAAGAGACTTGTTAATGGACTTTATTAACTGGTGGATGATTGAAGAGAATACTCCAGAAGTTGTGACTGGTTGGAATGTTGAATTATATGATATTCCATATCTTGTTCGTCGTTTAGATCGTGTTCTTGGTGAGAAACTGATGAAGCGTTTTTCGCCATGGGGTCTTGTAACTGAAGATGAAATTTATATTGCTGGTCGTCGTAATATTTCTTATGATGTTGGTGGTATTACTCAACTTGATTATTTGAATCTTTATAAGAAGTTTACTTATAAGGCACAAGAATCTTATCGTCTTGATTATATTGCAAGCGTTGAACTAGGACAAAAAAAACTGGATCACTCTGAGTTTGATACTTTTAAGGACTTCTATACTAAAGGTTGGCAGAAGTTTGTAGAATACAACATCATTGACGTGGAACTTGTTGATCGTATGGAAGATAAGATGAAACTCATTGAACTTGCAATCACGATGGCATATGATGCTAAGGCAAACTATGCTGATGTGTTCTCCCAGGTGCGGATGTGGGATACGATTATCTACAACTATCTGAAAAAGAGGAATATTGTGATTCCTCCCAAAGAACGTTCTGATAAAGATTCCAAGTATGCTGGTGCTTATGTAAAAGAACCTATTCCAGGAATGTATGATTGGGTAGTGAGTTTTGACCTTAACTCTCTTTATCCACATTTAATTATGCAATTCAATGTAAGTCCAGAAACTCTTTTGGATGAGAGGCACCCAACAGTTACTGTAGACAAGATTCTAAATCAAGAACTTACATTTGAACTCTATAAGGACTATGCAGTTTGTGCAAACGGTGCAATGTATCGCAAAGATGTTCGTGGATTTCTTCCAGAACTAATGGATAAGATCTATCAAGATCGTACCATTTACAAAAAGAAAATGATCGCTGCTAAACAGCAATATGAAAAGAAAAAAACAAAGGAACTGGAAAAAGAGATTGCAAGGTGTAATAACATCCAAATGGCAAGGAAGATTCAACTTAACTCTGCTTATGGCGCCATTGGTAATCAGTATTTCCGTTATTACAAACTAGCAAACGCTGAGGCAATCACCTTATCTGGACAAGTTGCGATTCGTTGGATTGAAAACAAACTAAATCAATATTTGAATAAGATTCTCAAAACACAAGAGGTAGATTATGTTATTGCTTCTGATACTGACTCTGTTTATCTCAATATGGGTCCTTTGGTTGAATGTATATACAAAGGAAGAGAGAAAACTACTGAAAGCGTTGTTTCGTTCCTTGATAAGGTCTGTCAGGTGGAACTTGAAAAGTATATTGAAGGTTGCTACCAAGAACTGGCTGAGTATGTAAATGCTTATGACCAGAAGATGCAGATGAAGCGTGAGAATATTGCTGAACGTGGAATCTGGACTGCGAAAAAGCGTTACATCTTGAATGTCTGGGATAGTGAAGGTGTTCGCTATGAAGAACCTAAACTGAAGATGATGGGTATTGAGGCAGTCAAGTCATCAACTCCTGCCCCTTGTCGCAAGATGATTAAGGATGGACTCAAGTTGATGATGAGTGGAACTGAAGAGGATGTAATTAACTTCATTGATAAGTGTCGTGAAGAGTTTAAAAAACTTCCACCAGAACAAATTGCATTTCCAAGAACTGCTTCTGATGTTCGTAAGTATGCAGCATCATCGACCATCTATGCTCATAAAACTCCCATTCATATTCGTGGAGCACTTCTCTTTAATCATTATATCGAGGAGAAAAAATTGACTAATAAGTATTCTTTGATTAGTAATGGTGAAAAGATTAAGTTTGTGTATTTGAAGAAACCAAATATTATTCAAGAGAATGTAATTGCTTTTATTCAAGATTTTCCTCACGAACTTGGACTTGACAAATACATTGATTATGACTTACAATTTGAGAAGAGTTTTATTGACCCTCTCAAATCTGTTCTAGATTCAATTGGTTGGAATATAGAAAAAACTGTAAACTTAGAATTGTTTTTTAACTAATGGAATTACCTATTACTGAGGCTGAACTTCTTTTTATTATGGAGGCAATCAAAAATAAGGATACGCAACTCTATAATAAATTGTGGTCGTATAAATTTAATGATTTCAACAGGGAGAAAAACAAATGAAATTTTTAAAATCTATTTTTAATCGTCTCACCGCATGGATGAGAAAAGATACTGACGTTATGGTTAGGAATAGTGATGGATGGGGAGATGATGTTTTCTATCAAATTAAGATGGCAACTCCTAGTCCAGAAACTAAGACTACGGTGTATATTGATAAAAACACAAATATTATGAGTCCATTTCCAGAAGTTTCTGGAACTACAACTATCGGTGGTATCAGTATGGATTTGGTTGCTGATATTGTTGATGGTGTTTCAAACTGGGCAAATGATATGGACGTTTATGTCCGTATTCAAAGAGTTACCAGTAGGGGAGATAATGTTGGTAAAGCACTTCTTGTTTGTATTACTAATGATAATGTTTTGTGCCCATGGGTTTCTATTCAAAAGAGCGATGATGATTACTATAATGAATATTCACTCGCTGAAAATCATGACGTTGGCGTCTTTGATGCTTTTGACGACGGTACGTGTTTAACTATTACAAGACAGGGCGACACTGACGTAAAAAATTGGAAAATTGACATTGGTTGATAACATGGATTTCTTAAAAGATATTGTAAAAGAAATTGGCGATGACTATACAAAGTTAGCGTCAGAGATTGATGAGACTGAGACTTATGTGGACACAGGTTCGTACATTTTTAATGCATTGGTTTCAGGTAGCATATTTGGTGGTGTATCTGGGAATAAGATTACTGCTATTGCTGGAGAGTCTTCTACTGGAAAAACTTTCTTCTCTATCGCTGTGGTTAAGAATTTTCTTGATAATAACCCCGATGGTTATTGTCTCTACTTTGATACTGAAGCCGCTATTACCAAATCTCTCTTAGAATCTCGTGGAATTGATACTTCTCGTCTTGTTGTTGTTAATGTTGTTACAATTGAGGAGTTTCGTAGTAAAGCACTCAAAGCAGTAGATCTATACTTAAAAAAACCTGAAGGTGAACGCAAACCTTGTATGTTTGTATTAGACTCTTTGGGTATGCTTTCTACAGAGAAAGAAATTACTGATGCACTTAACGACAAACAAGTTCGTGATATGACCAAATCCCAATTGGTCAAAGGTGCGTTCCGAATGCTCACACTCAAACTAGGTCAAGCAAATGTCCCGCTCATTGTCACAAATCATACATACGATGTCATCGGAGCTTATGTTCCAACGAAAGAAATGGGTGGAGGTTCTGGACTCAAATACGCAGCATCTACGATCATCTATCTCAGCAAAAAGAAAGAGAAGGATGGAACAGAAGTGGTCGGAAATATTATCAAGGCTAAGACTGCTAAATCGCGTTTAAGTAAGGAGAATAAAGACGTTGAAATCCGTTTATTTTATGATGAGCGTGGTCTTGATCGCTATTATGGTCTTTTGGAACTCGGGGAACTCGGCGGACTCTGGAAGAATGTTGCGGGGCGTTATGAGATTAATGGTAAAAAACTTTACGCAAAAGAGATTCTGAAAAACCCAGATCAATATTTTACTGAAGAAGTAATGCAGAAACTAGATGCAATTGCTAAAGAAGAATTCAGTTATGGTTGAACTCAATGACTTTATTCATATTCATGAGAATGCTTTAGAGTCTGATATTTGCGATTTTCTTATCTCATTATTTGAACAAGTTCCGGATAAACATGAACGTCATAATAATGAAGGAAAACCTAATTTTACACAATTTAATCTAACAGAACATCGAGACCTTGCTTTAGAAGTCAGTCAAGTTCATAATCATATCATTAAAAAAATATTTGAGTATCGTGATAAGTATTATGAATTTACTGATCCAAGAGTTTTTCCTTCAGAACATGCACTTGAACAATTTCGCATAAAGAAGTATAATCCTGGTGGTGATGATCGTTTTGATACTCATGTAGATGTGACTAATTACGAATCTTCACGAAGATTCTTATCGTTTATGTGGTATTTAAATGATGTTGAAACTGGAGGTAATACTATTTTTGAAGACCTGGTTATACAACCAAAAAAAGGGACATTATTAGTGTTCCCACCACTTTGGATGTTTCCTCATCGGGGAGAACCGCCAATTAGTGGACCAAAATATATTATGAGTGCCTATTTGCATTATAAGTAATGGAACGAATTGAAACAACTATCCTCCGAAATTTAGTATTTAATGAAGACTATTCACGCAAGGTCATACCTTTCATTCAACCAGATTATTTTGAGCAAAAGACCGAGAAGGTCATTTTTGAGGAGATTGTCCAATTTATTGTTAAGTATGGTTCAGCAATTACCATTGAAGCACTCAACATTGAGGTAGAAAATCGCACTGATTTAACAGAAGATCAAATCAAAGAGATCCGAGAAATCAATAAGTCTCTTGATGATTCTCCCATAGAAAAACAGTGGTTACTTGATACGACTGAAAAGTGGTGTCGTGACCGTGCAATCTATCTTGCATTAATGGAATCTATCCATATTGCTGATGGAAATAATAAAGATAAGAATCGTGATGCAATTCCAAGTATTCTTTCAGATGCTCTTGCGGTAAGTTTTGATAATAATATCGGTCACGACTATCTTCAAAACTATGAGGAGAGATATGAATTCTATCACCGTAAAGAAGATAAGATCGAATTTGATTTGGAATATTTCAACAAAATCACAAAGGGTGGTCTCCCTAATAAGACTCTCAATATCGCTCTCGCTGGGACAGGCGTTGGGAAATCGCTATTCATGTGTCATTTGGCTGCTTCCGTCTTACTGCAAGGCAGGTCCGTACTGTATATCACTCTTGAAATGGCGGAAGAGCGAATTGCAGAAAGAATTGATGCAAACCTTCTCAATGTCCCGATTCAGCAACTGGTTGATCTCCCACGCCAGATGTTTGAAAACAAAGTTACAAACATTT